CGACCCAATCGTTTGCCGTCATTTCGCATTGATTCCATAATCAGCCTCTTTGCCGGACTTTGGATCAAGTGCTTTGGCAATAGGTGCTACAACTGCTCCAAGCAATGTTGCATAAGCTGGGTGAATGTCAGCGACTATGGCTAATGCGACAGTAATACCGGAAGCAGCCACAGCTCTCAAATATGACTTAATTGCTGCCTTGTGTTTGTTTGATAGTTTCATGCTTTGCCTCCTAGTAGTGGTATGTGAAAAAAAGTGCTGTCTCTATCTGTTTTGCCTTTTTTAAAACTGACATGGATGTGGTGGTTGTGGGGATTACCTTTAAATTTGCGCCAACGCCATCCAAGTATCGGCGAAGCAATTTTGCCTTGATGAATTACATAACTGATGCGACCATTGGTTTTCCCGTATGATCGAATCTGATCTGCCAAATATGCTGAAAGCCCTTTGTCGTCAGAAAGCCGAGCGTCAATATCAATTGCTCGCACACATCCTGTTGCATCTGGGTTGTGATCGCTTTTTCGTGTGCTATGTCTAGCATCACCAATCCACCCATCAGATTTACGGCTACGCTCTGGGAAGCAATCATCAACTTGTTCTCTAAGTTGAACAGCAGCTTTAGATAACCAAGGTTTCATTACGCGAGCAGAAGTTTTGCTTCATCCTCGGTAATGCCTAAACGCTCAAGCAATTCAGCCTTAGCCTGTGCTTTTGCTTGGATTTCTGCTAATGCTGCTGCTTGCGCTTCTTGATCTGCTTGATATTTAGCAAATTCATCATCGGTCATTTCTCTGTCAATAACTTCATTTGTTTGTGTGTCATGTATTCGTATAATTGGCTTACTCATTATTTAACTCCATATACTTTGACTGTTCCGCCTGATAAGTTTCCACTTGACAAGCTAAACTCTAAAGATGATATTGCTGTATCGGTATTGATTCCACCGCCTGCCTTTATTGGCAAAATTGGATTACCACTATGACCACTTTTCATTATGCCAGTAAAATCAAAAGCCTTGCGAGCCGTAGTCGAAGCATAATTGTAAATGGTTAAAACCCAAATGCTGTTTGCATCAGTATTACCATTTCCCTGAACAAAATTAATGTAACTAGTAGAAAGACCACTTCCAATGTTATTGGGGCTTTGCCACCAATTGCTAACTTGTGTTGAAATGTTATTTGTGCCATTTGGTGCACAACGAAAATCTGCGTTGTCGCCCATATCTGTAATTTCAACATATAAATTAACATAGGTTTGATCTATTGACGAAATAGTTGTTGTTGCACCAGACAAAGTGGTTGTTGATAATAAAGTCAGACCACCACCGCTAGCAGCAGTTGCCCATTTTAGACCAGTTGCAGTCGAAGAATCCGCTGTTAAAACTGTATTATTTGCGCCTACCGCTAATCTTGCAAAAGTATCTGCACCAGTTCCACCAATTAAATCACCTTTAGCATCAAAGGCTGTTGAGATACACCTAAGATTTGACCATTTGAACCAATTGCCAATCTTGCATTTGTGTTTGCTGTCGATGATCTATATTCAATATCACCAAGAGTTGTTGAAGGATTTAAGGCTTTAGTTGTTGTGTCAATAGATGAACCAAGCGTGCGAATAGCAGCTGCGCCATCCTTAACCAGATCGGTATCGTCCGGTGTTTCCCAATTATAGTTCGTAGTGTTTGCCATATTAGGCTACTGCTCCAATCGCATTTTCCCATGTAAGTGTACCACTTAGAGTGTTCCATGCCTCCGAGGCTGATACTTGTTCCCATTGCAATGCAACTTGTGAGAATTCGATCGGGCTCAGATTTATGGTTAAAAACAATTCGTTGAACCTTGTGCTCCAACGCCAACCTTCCACATAACCCTCAAATTGTCCTGTTGGGGCTATTTGAACCGGCAAGTCTGTTATTCGCATTGGCTGACCAAGAAAGATACCAAGCAAGGCATCTCGGTCTGTATCATCAATGGCTGAGTTAGTTAGTGGGAATGTAATACTGTCAAATAAAGCTCTGGGATAAGATCTTAATGCGATATAACGATCAGCCACAGCTTGAGCATCAATAGCATCGTGCAAGACTGTATTGATAGTTTCACCTCGGTAACCAAAGGTTGCAATGCTGTCTAAATCTATTGTGCTGACCTGTGAACCAAAGTTGTTGCCATAATTGAGGATTATGTCGTTTCGAACATCTGCGCCTCTAGTCAAAACCTTTAATCCTGCTCCAAAAGCTGTGTTCGCTGAAATCTCGGTATAACCATTGTTGGCAAGATAATTCTGTCTGTGTAAAGCATCTGCATACCCAATGCGACCCTCGCTGTCCTCATACAAAACACCAAATGCGCTGTCGGCAATAAGGGTTGCAATGTTATAGACAGTATCTGGGTTAGCCCCTCGATTTGTTATTTCATAAACTCCTGGACGATCAATGTCACCAAGTCCTAGATTTTCAGCATTTGCCCAAGTAACTGTTGGATCATAACCTGACCAAGTTTCGGACGCTGGAACTTCATTCCAATTATTTAAAAATAAATCACTTAGCAATTCATATATTTGATCGCCGTCATCATCTCGAGCCAATGTTCCTTCATAAATAACTTTAGGCAGTTTTGCCAAAGAACCTAAAGCAATGATCGTATAAGTAAAGGTTTCAGCAATGCTGCTAGCTGATGCAACCTCGGTCGTAATGTCTGTGATGTTTCCACCAAATAAGGTTCTAAAAGCATTGGTACTGTCTTTGACTTGTAAGGCTATTCCATCATTTATTTGGAAATTGTAATTTTCATTATTCAGAGCCACTAATGTAATTTGAATATAAGATGGCGTAGGTTGGGCGTAGATATCTTCACGACCTGCCTGATGAGATATATCAGAAATAGCGACATCGGTGTATTCCACACCATTGATGCTCAATTTATATTCAGGCGTAAAGACTGACATTATCTAGCTCTGGTTATGCCGTTATTGTAAAGTTGAGGGACTGATCTTGATGAACTCTGGTTGATTACTTTAGCAACCGCCCTTGCAGCACCCTCAGAATCTACTGCCTGAACTGTAACATTGGTGACTGTTGTGCGATTCTCACGAACATTTGCTGGGACTGCTGGCAACGGTGCTGCACCTAAAAATCCTGCTTGTGATGCACTTGGTGACACATTTGGAATATATCCGACATCTCCGCCGGGTTTGATTAAATTGACAATACGGATTGCTTGATTTGCAAGTTCTGTTAAACCGCCAATAACTTCTCTAATAAAATTCAAAAATCCTTGTAAGATTCCAGCAAGACCATTAATGGCTTTACCAAATGATTCTGCGCTTTTTTGACTTTGTTGAATTCCTGCGCTTAATCCAGCATCTCCAGTCAAACCAGCAATAAATGCATTTAATGCAGGTATGCCAGTTTCATTCAAAAATGCAATAAATTGTTCAACTGCTGGAAGCAACGCAACGCCCAATGATTCCTTGGCTTCATCAAATCCAACTTTTAATCGATCGATCTTGCCTTGAAATGTTTCAGCATTTGCAGCTGCTGCGCCACCATAAAGTTCTGAAAGTTTCTCTTGCACTTGAGTAAATGAGAGGGTTGAAAGTTCAGCCTTAGATAAACCAAGACCTAATCTACCGAGAGCTGTGGTATTACCATCCTGAGCCCGACCTAAAGCATTGGCAACTGTTTCAAGTTCTAGCCCTCGACCTTTGGCAATATCTAAGGAAAGGTTTAATAATTTCTGGGCTTCGTTTGTGTCTTTTGTAGAAACCGCTAAACGCTGGAATGCTGGTCGTAATTGTTCATCAGTTACGCCTGTTGCTAAAGATGTTTTAAGTATGTAGTCCTCAGTTGCCTTTATTTGGTCATCAGTAGCCCCTGTGGCGCTTCGTAAGGCAGCAGCTAACCTTAATTGTGCCTGCTCATCCTCTATCGCAGCCTTGACCCCATCAACGGCTAATTTAGTGCCATAGGCAACGGCAGCAGCAGCAGCCACCGCAAATGCAGCAGCAGCCTTT